ATGCATCCACTTTGGTAGATTCTCATAAGCAAGTTGTAGTCTTCCAAGCAGATCTCTAGCAGTGGATGCTTTGTTTGCCAGAATAGCTATATTGACATTATCGTTGAATACGGCATAATGTAACAAATATGAAACACAAGTAGTAGATTTACCCGTCTGGCGGGGCATCTTACAGATATTAAATCTGTTCTCGTGGAAATTCCTTACAAGTTTCTCTTGAAATGGATACATCTCAAAAGGAACAAGACCGTGATCCAGAGAAACAATTTTAATATAATTCTTTGCAAAATAAACGGGATCTTCTTTACACTTTAAGAACTCAATAATTTGTTCTTCTGTAAATTCAATTGCGGTATTTGCTTTTTTTAGATTAGGATTACCAAGATAAACTTCACTCATAATTTAGTAAATCTCCCTCCATTGAAGAGCAGCTGCGACGTTAGCAGTAGCATTACCAGTAGTAGTGATAGTTCTTACAACAAGCACATAAATTTCAGAGTTTGTTGAATCTATATTTTGAACAATAATATTTTTCTTTGCCTGACTTAATGTTCCAGAAGCAACTGGTGAAAGTGAGTTTTGTGATGCACCAGAAGGAACATAACCAGATGCAAAAACATCACCATTATTGTAAGTTGTTGCATTAATACAAAACTCAACACCACTATTATCAGAAGCAGAAGTCCAAGTTAAAGTTCCCGCATTACTCAAATAAGCAGAACTTGGAAGTTTTATAACTTTATAAACAATACTATTTGTTTCACAGAATAATGAAATATTATTCAATTTAACTGATATTCTATTTGGATATCCCTGAAAAATATTTTTGAGACGAATGGCAACCAAAGGAAGTTCTGTTCCTGCTGGTGTTGGTGTGGTTCTTGTAGCAGTCATTGTATAAGCAAAGTCAATACCACTTTCTACATATCCACCTTCTGACATCACAGAAGAACAAATCTGATCAAATGATGCTCCAATACCTACACCAGTATTTCGGAGTTCGCAACGAACTGGTAGGTTTGGATTTGCAATATAAACTGTGCTCTGATAGTTGGAATGGTTGAATTCGTGTGCGGTGATGAGTTGTCCATTATGAGCAAATCCACAACGAACTCTACCAACACCTAACCACTGAAAATCTATAAATGCAAGTTGAGTTTTTGTAATGTCTAAATTAAATCCAGAAATTCCTGTTCCATCACATTTATCTCTGTTCCATTGTGATTGCGGAATTCTTGTTTCTGTTGCAATTCCACTTACAAAAGTTCTGATTACCCAATTGTTTGTTCCAATACTAGGATTTATTCCATCAGAAGTATTAAGACCAACCTGTTCAAAATAAATTCCGTCTCTATCATCAAAATATCCAGTTCTTTTAGTTGCATTTTGTTGAGGCGCATAGAAGTTAAAAGAACTATAAATTAATTGTCCTTTTCCTGGTTGATAGTGATGATAAAACTTTGTTTGGTGAACACTAAACGCAGTTGTTCCAATACCAGTTTGCAATCTTGCACACGCTTGGTTTTGTAAAAATGTTACTGTTGAACCCGTACCAGAAACACTATCCAAAAAGTTTGGATCAATAGCATATAAGTGCTTATAATCGCCAAGAGTAAAGGGTTCAGAAACTCTATTTCTACCAAATGCATCAACAGCATTTGTATCTGGATTGATAGTTATAACAGTTTCTGATGAAATTCCTACAGTTCCGGTAACTGGGAATGGGTTGTCAAGTGTAACCACCTCGCCATTTTTATTGGCGATCATCATAACTTCAAAAAGGGTTCTTTCCTGATTTAGAAAGTCCTGTTCATTTTTATTAAATTGTGCCATAAATCACTCACTCCACGATAATCTTTCTGGTTGATATCTTTGTGCGTTTTTAATTCTTGAAGTATTTACCTGACCAGGATAAATGTTATGAACAATCGCTCCAGGATATTCTCCTTGGATTTGTTCTGCGAGTTCATTTTTAGAAAGCATCTTGCCTTCTACTTCTAAACGATACATCTTTCCTTCCCAAACTACATCAGCGAAAAAAGATTCGCTTGCTTGTTCTGGTTGGGAAGAACCTACGTTTAGAGTTCCATTAAAGTCACCATTGATGGTGATGCTTTCTGAAATAAATTGTTGAAAGGATTTCATTTTAGTTACAGTTCCAACGACGTAGGGCTTTGTTGATTCTAGAATCTGGATCTCTTGCTGTTCTTGCTGAAGTTAACTTGGACTTCATTCCCTTCATACGACGGCAGAAGTTAGCGCGACGATCTGCTCTTTTTCCTTTTGGATTCTTTTCGGTTACTGCCGTTTGAAGTTTTGAACCTGGATTTTCACGACGATAAGCATCTACTGCTTTTTGACTTAAACCATCAGTCTTATCTTTACGATTCACTGATTGCCAATCTTCAGTAAGTTCTTCTCTCCAATTTGAATGTTGCTCCTTTACACAATTTGGAACTAATCTTTTACCTTTCTTTTTCATTCCAACTTGTTTGTAACCAACCCAACACGCTTCTTCAACATCGTGCTCACCACTTTCTAGATAATCTGCTGCGGTATCAATGTAATCTGCTGCTTTTGTGATTTTGGACTGAACCCACGCTTCAATATTACCTTCACCTTTCATTTTCTTCTTTAATCTCTTTGCCGCAGCAATGATTGTAGAAAGTTCAGAACGAGCCATTGAATATTCGTGATCCTTCTCTTCATTTGCTGGGTGGACAGTAGCAATATTATATTTCATTTGATTTGTTGAAAGCATTACTGGTTGCGAATACATTGACCAATATGCTGGACCCATCTTACATTCTTGCTGCATCTCATTTTTCTTACAAGCAGGGCAATATCTAACCATCTCAACTGCTTCAGATTTTGTTCCCCAATTAGCAGCACCAACTTTGCGGCATTTTACAAGTGCTCCAGAAGCATAAGCACTTGGCCAAACACTATATCTTGATTTTACTTTATTGTAACAGGCATCTTTTTTTCCACTACCTTTACCTGGTTTGTCTTTGACTTCTTGTAAATCCATTTCTTCTGTTCTTACATTTGTTGGTTTGGCACCACTAGTTTTTTCTGGTTGATTTGGGTCTTGTCTATTTTTTCTTCTTCTCGCCTTTTCCTCTTCTTCATCAGATAAATTTGCTGCCATTTTAGAACTTCCGCATTTTGGTGTAGAGGTTTGTCCTGGTTGACGAGCACAAGGTTTACCTGCCCATTTACCACCTAATTGAACCCATCCCGATTTTCCATCAGATGATTTAGATTTTCCAAACCAATCACGAAGTCCTTCATCTCCAGATTTAGTTTCTTCATATGCCATTCCAACTCTGGTGTGCTTTAATTCACCCTTTTGTTTGGCAATTAATTTTTTTGAAGCAACACGTGCCCCTTCTGGGGCACTCTGAACATTCTCATCTGGAATTTTTTTCTTCGGGTTATCGTAAACATCTACATCACCATCAGCATCTCTATCAACATATTGTTTTGTGGAATGATGAACCAACTGTTTAAGATCAAGATTCGGATCAAGTTGATGTTGAGACTTTGATAAATGTTTTGTTTTATGTGTAAACTTTGTAAAAGTTATTTGATCCTTTGCCTCAGAAAATGGAGACTTTGATTCGGTCTCTTGTCCTGCTGCTCTTTTTTTACGAGCAGAACAATGAGCCTTTTGTGAAAATCCTTGTGGACTATCACAATCTATTGATCTCTTGTATTCTTTAGACCAGCTCATCAAAAAACTCTACTACTCTTTATTATTTAGAAAACCTTGTTTGAGTAGTTTTGATAATTCAGCAGTTGATCCCACAAACAAAGCATTGTTGGTGACGTTATTCGTCGTTTTTACAGTGTCTTCTTCTACCTCTTTTAATTTTTTCTGTAAGTCTATAAGTTTGTCTGTGACATCTCCAACAGACTTAATTAATTGACCAGCAACTTCATATGCTCTTGGACTACCCCCCTCTCCAGCGAGTTCCATAATTCCATTGATTGCCTCTTGTCCTTTTTCAATCAAAGAATACAAATTGGCACGAGTATACTCATAGTCTTTTTTAATGTCATTATTAGATTCCTTAACATTTAAAGATATATCCGTATCAGGTTCAATCGCAACAATGTTACTCTCAACATTGAGTGCTTGATCAATCTTTTCAAACTTATTTGTCATGATTTCACCAGACTATTAAATATCTATATTCCTTGATGGACTATAATCTCTGGAATCTATGAATGAATACCTATTTTCATTAAATCCAAAATCATCATCAATGTCAACCAGGTTATCATCTGCTGGAGTTAAGACATCAATAGATGTATTTTCTAGATGAGTTGTAACAGTGCTTCCATCATATCCTCTCTTAACAGTAATAGTTGTCCCGTCCACAATTCCAGTTACCTTCATAATTTCGTTATTGATAATGATTCTATTATCAACTACTAATCCAGAAGAAGTACTGACCGAAACTCTTGTTTCTGTTTTTGTTAGAGGTTCTCTTAATATGGCAGTGTTATCATCATTATAATCTTTGAGTGCTTTTGGTGTTGCGGTATATCTCATCCT